GTTCGTCGCCACATTCAAAGGCATTTGGGACTTGGCAAAAAATGTTTTCGGCTCGATAGGCGACCTTATCGTGGCTGCTTTCTCGCTTGACGGGCAAGGCATCAAGGATGCGATAAACAGACTGAAAGGCGGATTTTCGGACTTCGGCAAGAACGTAGGCAAGGCGTTCAACGAAGCCTACGATGCGGAAATGGCTGCGGCTAAAAAGGAGGAGGAAGCCAAGCGGAAGAAAGAGGAGAACCCCGACCCGGATGCCCCGACCGTAGATGTTCCCACGGTGGACGTCCCCGTTGTAATCCCTCCCGATCCTACCGGCGGCAGTCTCGGCACGGCAACAGGCGGCAAATCCGACGGCAGTGGGAAGATTAGAAATATAACGATCAACGTGGACAGGCTGGTAGAGCGTTTCGAGATACACACCACCAACCTATCGGAGGACTTGGGCAAGGTCAAGGACATGGTTTCAGAAGCCTTGCTGTCCGCATTGAACGATGTAAACTTGGCAATTTAGTTATGACACCGGTAAGTTTCGCATTCGTGGCCGCAGGCATAGCCACGCAGACGAAAGGTACTTTGTACAGGCTGCAGCCGTCACGCACGGGACAGTCGCCCGATTGGAACGGTCGCGGCGGAGCTATTGCGACCCGCGATTTGCCTACGCCGATAACCGATAAAAGCTATTGGGAGGGGCGTTATGTGCTGTGTGAACTTACGCTGCGCACGCAGGATAACAAGACGCTTGTAATAAATGATGCTGTTTGTGCCGTCAGTCGCGCGAAAAACATCGTGACCACACAGATGGTCGGCATGGACGGTACGGTGAAAGAGTACATCAACGAGGGAGACTACCAGATAAATATCGTTGTCGGTGTAGCCGCCGTCCGAAACGGGGTCATCGTGGACGAGTACCCCGAAGACGGCCTGCGCGAACTGCGCGCCTTTCTGGATGAAAAGGCGGCCATCAAGGTACATAGCGCATTTCTGGAGCTGTTCGACATCGGCAGCATCGTGATAAAGAGTTTTTCCGTCACGCAGGACACGGCAAGCAATTATCAAAGCGTGAGCATTTCCGCAGTGAGCGACGGCGAGTATAACGTGTATAGCACGGAGTATTAAACAGTGATTAAACGGCATTCAAACGATGTACAGGTTGACGGCAAAAATAGAAATCACGGGCGCGAAGTCTTGGCTGATCGATAAGGTCACGGAGGTGGAGATCACCCGCGACACCGAAAAGCTGACGGACGAATGCCGTCTGACGCTGCCGAAAAAAATCAAGTGGGACGGTACTGCGGAAATCCCCGTACAGCGCGGTGATGCAGTAAAGGTGTGGCTCGGTTACAATGATGACTTGCAGCTGGCCTTTATGGGTTACGTGCGCGATGTAGGTTTCAAGACCCCTGTAGTCATTACTTGCGAGAATGAGATGTTCAAGCTCAAGCAGATGCCCGCACAGAAAAAAGCCTATAAAAACGTAACCATCGAAACGCTGTTGCAGGAGCAGGGCATTTCCTATGACATCAAAGTTATGGGTGAACAGAACCTCGGCCAGTACCGCGTCACCGCCGATACGGTTGCTGCTCTGCTCGGTCACCTGCACGAAAACGGCATCCGCAGTTTCTTCCGATACGAAGAGTATTGCGGCGTACTGTTCGAGCGCGAGAGCCGCCCGACGCAGGTATTCGCTACGGGCGTGAACATCATCGACGACCAGAACCTCGAACAGCAGAAAGCCGAGAATATGCGCCTGCGCATCAAAGCGATCAGTCTGATGCCGGACAATAAGAAAATAAAGGTGGAGGTCGGCGATGCGGACGGCGAACACCGCACGCTCCACACCTACAACAAGAACGAAAGCGAACTGCGGGCGTGGGTAGAACAGGAGATAAAACGCCTGAAACGAGACGGTCTTACGGGCAGTTTCACGACGTTCGGTTATCGGCTGGTGGATAAGCTGGATGTCGTCGGCGTAAAGATAGACGGCGTTTATCAGGTCAAGAAGAATGTAATCAAATACGGTACGGGCGGTTTCCGGCAGGAAATCACGCTCGGGGCGAGAGTAGCGGAATGAGCAATATACAAGATGCAATCAGACAGTTGGCGCAAGGCGGTCGGCAAACGGTGAGCCTCGTGTGTACGGTGGACGCAGTGGATAAGGATGCGCGCACGGTAGACTGCACGCCCCTCGATGAGGGGGCGCCGCTCTTGGGCGTGAATTTGCAGGCCAATCAAGGGAGCAAGTTCGGAATCGTGGCTTTCCCCCGCGTGGGCAGTTACGTGGTGGTAGGTTTCGTGGCCGACGGCAGTGCAGGGGTCGTACTGCTGACCGATGATGTGGAGAGTGTAGAGGTGGTCATCAGTGAAAGCACCGCGCGCATCGAGGCCGACGAGGAGGGTGTGCACGTGCGGATGGGCGATGACACCAGCGCAGAACTTACCGGCGAGGGAGTAATACTCAACGGCGGCAGTTTTGGGGGCATGGTCAAAGCGGAGCAACTTGCCCAGCGTATCAATGCCATAGAGAAAGATATCAACACGCTTAAGAACGTGTTTTCCGCGTGGGTGACAACTCCGAACGATGGCGGAGCGGCCTTGAAACTTGCTGCCGCTGCGTGGGCAGGCTCTCTGCTTACGCTGACCCAGCGAAGCGATTATGAAAATGGAAAAGTAAAACACTGATGAACGGTATACTGATAGATGCGGAAAGCGGCGACCTGCTCGTGCAGCACAGCAGTGTCGTGATAGGCGATACAGACAGCCAGATTGCCGAGGGCGTTCTTGTATCGATGCGCGGCGAGTGGAAAGAGTGTCCGCTTATCGGAGGCGAAGTGACGAAGATGCTGGGCGGCCATGTGGATGTGATGTGGCGCGGAGAGGTCAAGAAGATGCTGGAAGCCTGCGGTCTTGAAGTACAGAGGATCAGCGTTTCGGAAGATAACGTTATAACGGTAGAGTGATGGAAGTCAAGGCAAAGGACAGGCAGAGCCTGCTGGATATGGCCGTACAGACGGCTGGCAGCGTGGAGGCTGCGTTCAGGCTCTCGGCGGCCAACGACATAGGCATTACGGACACTTTGGAGGACGGGCAGGTACTCAATACCGTACCCGTTGAGAATGCCGAGACGGTACGCCGTTACGGTGTACAGAAGATAGAACCCGCCACTGCATTGAGTGCGGAGGAGATGTCCGCACTGGCACAAGAGGGCATCAATTTTATGGGTATTGAAATAGACTTTATAGTAAGTTAAAAAGAGATGGCAAGGACAATCGCGGAAATAAAGGAAAGCATTGCGGCGGACTTCATGCGTAATTCGGACGTGGCGCGTGCTTATGGCTTTGAAGCGGGTGCGGCATTTACGTCGCATTTCAGCAGGGTAAGTATCGAAAGTCTGCTGTTCTATATCGTTGCCTGCGCTACGTGGGTTCTGGAGTGTCTGTTCGACCAGCACAAAACGGATGTGGAGAAGCGTATCGAAGAGATACTGCCTCACCGCCCGAAATGGTATCGGGATAAGGTGCTGGCCTTTATGAAAGACAAGACCCTTATTTCGGACACCGATACCTACGATACTGTCGGCATGGGCGAGGACGACATAGAAGCAGCTCGCGTTGTAAAACATGCCGCGGCTTCCGAGAACAAGAACACATCTATCCTGACGATCAAGGTTGCCGGAGAAAAGAACGGCGAGCGGTGTCCTCTCGATGCGGAGACAGAGACGCAACTTGCAGCATACATAGCCGAAATAAAGGATGCCGGCGTACGCGTAGAGTTGGTAAATATCGATGCTGACACATTCAACTGCGAGGTTGACATCTACTACGACCCGATGTTGTTGCCCGAGCAGGTGGAGAATGCCTGTCGCGAGGCGATAAAGGAATACATCGAAAACCTGCCGTTCAACGGCGAATATACGAACATGGCGCTCGTGGACAGGCTACAGATGGTAGAGGGTGTCAAGATTCCCGAACTGCGCAGTGCATCGACTTCTGCAAACGGCGAAGCGACAGCCGTGCCGATAGACGCGCGTTATGTTCCTCAGGCAGGCTACTTCATGGTCGGAAGTCTCACTATAAATATGTTCCCATATTGATGAGCCTTTATGACCTTAAAATAAAGCGTCTGGCGTTGCTGTTACTGCCCACTTTCTACCGCAAGCCACTGATTGCCGCCTTTGCTCAAAGCATGGTGCAGGGTGTAAACATCGTGTACGGAAATTTCATGCGCTGGCGTCAGGACAAGCAATACAGATTGTCGCATAATGGACAGGTTTGCTACCTGCGGGCAGTGCTGAACGACCAGTTCGACCCTATCGAGCGGCGAATTACGATCACCGACGGTACGGCAAACATGGATTTGCTTACCCTGTACTGCCGAGACATGGATATGGCGGCATTGGTGCCGTCGCGAGGTGCGGATAACAGTATGACGTTATACCGGCGCGGAAGCGGAGAGAACGGTTACGATTTTTGGGTGAACATTCCCGTCGCACTGTACGACACGGTCGATACGGAAAGACTGAGAGCCATCGTCGACGCGTATAAGCTGACATCAAAACGATTCTCGATAAATTACATATAAATGAAACAGACACAAGGCAGATTCTTATTGCAGCCGAACAGAGACTTCCCGGCAGATTGCGAAATGCTGGATTATATGCAGACTAATGCCCACGTCGTATCTATCATCGGTAATCTGGCCGGCGACAAGGCGGTATTGCTGGGATGCGAGCCGCTTAACGAAACGCAGCGCGGGGAGGGATACGTCTTTCTGCGAACTAAAGACCATCCGGAGGGCGAGGTGCTGTTCTGGGAAGGCGGCTCAACGTCCGGGGGCATGTACCTTAAACAAGAAACAATCTCCGTGCAGGCGCACGGTTACGACTATCCGGAGGCGTACGTC